TTGCCAGGGCAGTCTTGGCGGCGCCGTCTTGGTAGGTCGAGAACTTCTGCGCAATGTCGCTGAACACGTCAGAGACCGGTCGCAACTTCCCGGCCGAGTCCACAACCGAGATACCCATTGCGGCAAAGGTGCGTGCGGCAGTGCTGGCCGGTTCGCTGACGGATTCCGCCATCGCCTTGCCCAGCTTGGCCAGGCTGCCCGTCAGGGCCTCAAGGGAAACGCTGTTAAGCTCTGCCGCAAGCCTGAGGCCGCTCAGCCGCTCCGTTGAGATGCCGACCTTCTGGGACAGTTCGTCCATTCGGTCGGCAGCCTGAATGGCGCTCTTGATGCTCTGCTCAAGACGCGAGAACGCGTTCAGAAGCGCACCGCCGATCACGGTTCCGACAGCGCTTCCAACCGCCGCGGCACGCTTCATCGTGCCCTCGACGCCCTTCATCGCCTTCTCAAATTCGGACGTGTCGGCGCCCAGCACAAAGCGAAGTGCGCCAATGATTGCGGACATGTCAGTTCGCCTTGGATGCCTCGACCATCATTGCAACGATCCGCCGCAATTCATCTTTGGTCTGCGACCTCTCGCGCGGGTATGGCACAAGCAGCTTGATCAACTTGGGCAGCCGCTTCTCGCGCCGCAGCGATTCCGCCTGCAGCGCGTGCCATGCCAGCTCGTTGTGATGGTCAATCAGGCGCCTCTGATGCGCCCTTGTGATCGTCGCGTAGTTGCGGAGCGTGACGCGCCAGAATTGCTCCGCGTCAAGCCCCAGTTGGCACCAGGTGCTCAGTGCGCCTTGCCAGTCGATGCTGCGGGCTTGGGCACCGTTAGCGGCAAAGGGTTGGCCGGCTCCACCTCCGGGAACGCCAGCCTAAAGGCTGCGAAGATCAGATCTCCCGACTCGACCATCCCGATGTCGTTCATGAGCTTGCCGGCTTCCAACTCGCTCATCAACTCGTGATGATCTCGCAGGCCGGCCCAGAACAGGGTGCGCAGCGTCCTGATGCTCACGCGCGACGGGTCGGACATGGCGTTAGCCAGCTCGACCACGTTGCCGCCCAAGGCTGTCTCAAGCTCACACATGGCGTTTATTGAGAACGCCAGCGTGTAGACCTTTTTGCCCGAAGTGAACTCCACTTCACGCTCGACCTCGCGAGCTTTGACGTTTGCCTTGAAATCCACTTCACGCTCCCGATGCCGCGCGTTTGCGTCGGCCTTGAAGTCCACTTCGCCCTTGTGCTTGTTCGCCATGACGATGACCTCAGATGTAGGTCACGACGCCGGACACCTTGAGGGTCAGGGTCGCAGAAACCTTATCCTCGATCGGTGCCGCAACCTCGTAGCCGGTGACGATGGCGTTGAACGAAACGCCGTCCTCCGGAGAGGTGTCGAACAGGATCTTGCACTGAGTGAGCGTGTCGAGTGCGAACTGCGCGCGGATCAGAACGTCGCTTGCGCTCTGATGCACGTAGTTCATCTCGATGGTGACCTCGCCATTGTCCTTCAGGCCGGGAATAGCTTCCCGGTAGCCGCCGGTGCTCTCCGTGTGCGTGGCGTCCACCGCGTCGCGGCTGACAGCCGGCAGGGTGATATTGGTGACCTCGCCAATCGTCACGTAGGCGACGGGGCTTGCGTCCAGGTCGCGGATCTGGAAGACCGTACCGAAGCCGATGCGTGCCAGTGTCGTCATATTTCTAACCCTTTCCCTTCGCTAGTAGCCGTGCCAGCTTGCGCTTGGCTCGCTCGGCCGTCTTGTCCACTTCCAACTTCAGTTGCCCGCTGAAACGCTGGCGTACCGCATCGACATTCGCGTCGACTGCCTCTCTCAGAAACGACTGCGGCGCCTGCCGCGACGTTCCGAATTCAAGCATGTGAGCCTGCGGCAGAGGCCCGGCACCTACGAACGCCTCGACTGGAGATTGCTTTGTGTGCAGTCGCCTCTGGCGCTTGCTAAGTGTGGTGCCAGACGCGATGGACACCTTAAGTTTGCCGGTGCGCACCCTGACGGCAGCCTCCGCGGCTTTCTCGATAGGCTGCGCCGAATCGATCAGAGCGCGCTTGATCGTGTTGCGCGCAGTGGCATTTGACACGCCAAGGTTCTCGACCAGGTCCTTAAGCGCCGCCTCGCTCTCTGCGAGGCCCTCGACCCGGAAGGAGATGGCGTTACGAGCCATTGCTGCCCGCCCTCACACGTGTCGCCAATTCTTGCCGATGGCGATGTTGTTGATCGTCGTACGCGCCACGCCATAGCGCGCAGCGATCACGCGTTGCATGACGCCCTGCGCGAGTAATACCTTGATCACGCGCGCAGCATCGTCACTTAGCAGCGCAGATTTAGATCGACCGCGCCTGCTTGTGCCGTGGACGATCGCGTCTGCCAGGTTCTCGCGCTGCGTCGCCCAGCGCAGATTGCCGGCTCTGTTGTTGCGAGGATTGCCATCAGCATGCGCTACTCCATGGCGCAACGATGGCCTAGGACCGTGAAAGGCCTCGCATACAAGCTGATGCAGCTTCTTTGGGCGGTGAGATAGATTCACAAACGGGTATCCGTAGTGATCAATCACCGGCGAGAGAATGCGCCCGACGCGCGTACCCTTCCCAGGAGCGACGCGCATCACGCGGCCCTGGTCGCTGACTGCATAGATGCCCTCGTAGCCGGGGCACGGCTTCCAAGTCGCAGACATTTGGGTTGGTCACTTTTCGGCGTACCAAATGAGGAAATCGCGAGAAACTCGAACCAGCTCCGGCTCCGCCTGGTAGTCGGTGCGCGCGGTTTCACTGAAGATGCCCTGCACCTGAACTGAATCTTGGGGGCTGTTTTCACCGTAGGGCATCAGGCCGGCGAAGCCGTCGATGCGGAGTTTCACTGCACGCGCCAGCGTGTCGGCGTCGTCTGGATTTGGGGCGTAGACGTCCAGCTGGCAGCGCGCCATCACCATCCCGGAGGAGCCTTGCGTGTGGTGATCGGTCGTCTCGCTGATCGTGTTGATCACCAGGCTAGTTCGGCGCTCCCCCTGCGGCATGACCACAGGAAAGATGCGCTCGCCGCCGACGGCAGCGGTTACAGTGGGGTTGGCAAGCAGGAAGGCTCGGAGAGCCGGGCGAATGTCAGCGAGCGGCACGGGAGAACCCTCAGGCGTGAATCACGCCGTTGTCACGAATCAGAATGGGTTAGGTCACGACTATGGGTGTCGACGGCGCACTTCCGTTCCCAGGGGTGCTTCGGAAAATTTATGCGAAGTCCGCATCTCGCCGCTTGACCCCCGAAGAGGCCAGGAAGTGCGTAGATTGGCCGTGATTGTGCGCAATCGTCGCTGGTGAGTGGGGATGGGTCATAGGGCAGCAGATGAACTGGTCGCGTGGCCTGTTCCGAGCGTGGGTGTTGGGAAGCACTCTGTGGCTTTTAGGGTGGAGTGCCCATTTGCTCCTTTGGTGGCCCAGGCTCCCGGCGGAGATCGCAGACTGCGAAGCAGTGAAACACAAAGGCCCGACTGAGCCCCTAACTGATAACGAGATGAAGTGCGTCGCATTTCTGCGCTTGACGGAGCAGTGGAGCGTCATCGACCAGATGCGCTACGTTATCGACGCCGACCAGCGCATTCAGGATGTCCACCAGTCCAAAGGGGAGAACGACTGCTTGGTACTGACCCAGAGCTTTATCGAGACCTTCGTAGAAAACCCGGCGCTCGATATCAAACCCGACCGCACGCTGATGCTGCGTTACGAGCTTAAGAGCCTCTGCCAGTACGACTACCGCACCGACGCCCTCAGCCACTTCCTCTACGACATCCACAGAGAAAATGTACGCAACCGCCTTGTCACGACGACAGCAGCTGCCATTGGGATACCGGCAATTGCGTTCGTGCTCGGTTGGGCTGCCCTTTTGTGGGTGGGGCCCGGCTTCAAAAGAGACTGACTGATCTTGCAGCTGGGTTGGGAATTCTCCCATTCGCCGACTACGGCGATCGCGTCCGTTACTGCACTGATCGACCGTTCGCTTCACTGCCGAGATTCCGTCCGGTTACAGTGTTACTTTCACCGTTCCGACGAGCCCGCTGGCATGCCTGCTCGTGACCCGTTCCGGACTCTTGCGTGGCCCCTGACGGTGCGACGCGGTGGTATTGTGAGTTGCCTGGAACGGAGGGCTGCGACCAGTGAAACTGAGATGGGCGATTGTCGGCGTAGGCTCGGTGCTGATGCTTGCTGGCCCATTCCTCCTGGTGCTGGCCTTGCCCGAACCCTTCTGCAGTAGCGACACAGTTGTG